CCTTTCAGCTACACATGCTGAACGCTACAGTCGTAATAAAAATGATCGTTGGACACATCCATCACAATATCCCAAAGATGTTGATGCGACAGTAGCATTCTATGAAAAGCCTTGGCTCAAGAAAACCAGACAAATATATTCTGGGCAAGGTTGGAAGCCATGTCGTACTGAACACGACGTTTCCTTTTATCACCACCAGTCGCATGCGGCGGCTGGTTTTTACACGTCTAAGTTTGACTCTTGTAATGTGTTGGTAATTGATGCCATTGGCGAGTGGGATACGGTTTCTGTGTGGAAAGCGTGGGAAAAGAATGGCGTCCCAAAGATGATCAAGACAAAGAGTTTTAAATATCCTTACTCTATCGGATTGTTCTATTCCGCTGTTACCAAGTGCATAGGGTTAAAACCACAAGAAGACGAATACATTACAATGGGTATGGCGGCTTATGGCGAACCAAGACACTACGACGAACTCAAAGATTTTCTTGTGAATTACAATTGTCACAAGGGCATTCCACGTTTATCGTCATATTGGTTTAATGAAGACATTGCCGCATCAGCACAGGCTATTGTCGAAGATACAATAATCAATCTAGTAAAGAAATATTGCCCACATGAAAACTTAATCATGATGGGTGGGGTGGCTATGAATTGTGTTGCCAACACTAAAGTGGCAGAACTTGGAAAGAACATATGGATTATGCCAAGTCCTGGGGATGCAGGTTCATCTTTAGGAGCGGCGGCATTGGCATATGGTAAGAAATTAAATTGGGTTGACCCATACTTAGGAACGGAGATTAAGAATGAAATCAAAATTAAAAATGTTATTAAAACTCTTCTCAGTGATGGTTATTGTGGTATTGCAAATGGTCGTGCTGAGTTTGGCGCTCGTTCCCTTGGCAATCGTAGCCTTATTGCTGATCCTAGACTCGACATTAAAGACACTATCAACGAAGTTAAACGTAGACAAAAATTTCGACCCTTTGCACCTTCAATCTTGGAAGAATTTGCTGATGAATATTTCGAAGGACAAATGAATGAGTACATGCAGTTTGTCGCTAAGGCAAAGCATGATCACAAGTCAGTAACTCATGTAGATGGAACTGCAAGGGTACAGATTGTCAGAAAAGACTGTAAATCTGTTTTGAGAACAATTCTTGAAGAATGGCATGACAGGACTAGTTGTCCTATGCTTTTGAACACAAGCCTAAATATAAAAGGTCAGCCAATGGTTGATACGTGGGAACATGCTCTTGAGTTTCAAAGGAAATATAATGTCAAAGTCTTCTAAGTATATTTTAGCTGCGGGTTGTAGTTTTACTGACAAAGACTTTACGTCTATAATACACAAAGACTACGACACATCATACCCTAAATGGCCTGAGTTGTTTGGCGAATACAAAAATATGGATGTAGTTAACCTTGGTAAATCTGGTGTTAGTAATGATTATATACTTGATGTATTGACTAAGCGCATTTTAGAAGATCATAAAAATATAGACACTGTTGTCGTAGGTTGGTCAGAAGTATATAGATATGGAATGTTTGGTGGTAGATATCGACTAAATCCAATAACTGCATTATACAGACCTAACCACAAACAAGACCCATGGCAAGAAGCATCACGTCCTATGTTTAAGCTTATGTTCGATGGAGATTTGATAAAAAAATCACACAACGTTAATGATATGGACAATCTAGCAGTATGGATGTTAATTAGTTGGTTGGAATCCATGTGGAAAATCCAAGAACTTTGTAAACTGTTGAATATAAAATACATTCAAACTAAGCTTTGTGGTAGCATAACACTTAGTAAATTCAAACAAATAGAGAAGTCTTTTTCCGAACCGCTTGGGTTTACAGAAAAGGAATGGCACATTCAATTTGGTAGGATTAAAACTCTGTTTGAACTTGACAGAAGCCACTACATAGGGTATCCTTTTCTAAACACATTCAATGGTTTCTGTTTTCAAGATAAGCTTGTTGATGCAATTCGTATAAGTAATAAAGACGCACATCCAAATGCAGAAGGTCATGAATTTATAGCAAGGAAGTTCTATGAACATTATACAAAAATTTATCCTTAAGATGAAGTTTAGGTTTATGATTTGGAAAATGAGTTTCATAAAGCACGAGACAAAGACTGATAATAGTGAGGGGTTCATTTATGAAGAAGATGAAGATTAGATACGTTTTCGATGTTGATGGTACATTGACACCTAGTAGGGGAAAGATGAACAAACACTTCGCTGTTTGGTTTAGTAAATTTTGCCAAAAAGAAAGCGTATACTTAGTTACTGGTAGCGATAGACCAAAGACTGTGGAACAAGTTGGAGCATATATCTACGATACTTGCAAGAGAGTTTATAATTGCTCTGGTAATGATGTATATGAGCGTGATCAGAACGTGAGAAGAAATGAATGGAAGTTACCAGAACTAGCAAAAACATTCCTTATTAGCTGTGAATACGAGAGTGGATTTAGTTTACGTACAGGAAAACATATCGAAGAACGTCCCGGTATGGTAAACTTTAGTGTAGTTGGCAGAAATGCAACTCCTTCAGAACGTGCAAAATATGTTCTATGGGATAAGGAAACTAATGAACGATCTAACATAGCAAACGCATTTAATATGATGTTTCCCGACCTACAAGCTAATGTTGGTGGAGAGACTGGATTGGATATAGGACAAAAAGGTTCAGACAAATCACAGATTTTAAAAGACTTTCATGGTGATATTGTATATTTCTTTGGAGATGCAATGGATGAAGGTGGTAACGATTACGCTTTGAAAATTGCTAATAAATACGGTAAGAACTTTGCAGTATCAGACTGGAAGGACACTTGGACACAGCTTAAAGAATTGGGAGAATAATATATGTTTACTATAGAAATGGATTGGGATGAAACCGCACTCACTATCTTAGACAGCACAGGTTACCATGAAGATGTACAATTTTTGATTTACGATGATATTGTTTATATCCGACAGTGGAACCAAGATGGAAATGGTTACTCTCTGATTGAGATGTCACCAGAACAATTTAATGAAATGACAGCCGCAATGCATCTACCAGAAGGTGCTTATTTAATGGAACAAGAAAATGATTGATATTTACGGAACTGCAACATGCTCATTCTGCCTTAGAGCCAAGAAACTATGCGAACGTATGGGATTGAAGTATGAATATAAAGATATTGGGTACGAGAAGTACAAGAACGAACTTGATGGTTTGTTAACTGAGGGATACCGAACCGTACCACAAATATTCCGTTACGGAAAACTTATTGGTGGTTACACCGAATTTGCATCAGAACTAGAAAACACTTCTGGTGGCTTTGGCGATGGAAAACTCTAAAGGAGATATATTATGAAAAAAACTATGATTGATCCACCAGGTGGGTGGCGCTATGGCTTCCCCAAAGCACTACCAAACCCTCTACCACAACCTTGGAGTTTAACTCTTTGGTTAATTTCAGAAGGATATCCAGAGATTGAACTGGCAAGTCATGGGGAATTCTTTCCATATGTTCGAGAGTGGGAAGTTGATGACGATGATCCAAATGATGTAGATAAAGTGGCGAGTCGTGGTTATGATTAATCTTGATGATGTAACTCGCGTAGAGGTCATTGATAACAACGGAAGGTCGTATGCTAAACATAATGTTGAACGTGTATGGCTTTCGTTGCAAGATGATAATCGAACTTTGAAAGTAATGGTGACATTCGAAGACGAAGAGGAGATTTGTATTGACTGAGGTATGGACACTAGTTTTTATAAACCTTATGTTTAATGGAGAGTATCACGAACCTACAGTAGAGGGCTATTGGACTTATGACACTATGATAGAGTGCTTTCAAGCACGATCTACTCTTGGGTTTGAGTTTAGTGGTGTGATGGGTAGTTTCCCTAAAGGTACTCAAGCAATCTGCATTCCAAGGGTTATCGAACCAACATAAATAACTTCATAGCTTATGGAGATTTATTATGTGGTACTACAAGGGTGAAGAATTCACTTCTGATATGATTGGGGAATACATTGGTTTTGTATACCTAATTACAGACAAATCTAACGGCATGAAATATGTTGGAAAGAAACTGTTGAAGTCTGTTCGTAAACTTCCCCCTCTAAAAGGATATAAACGTAGGCGTACTGTTATAAAAGAGTCAGATTGGAAAACCTATTATGGTTCATCTGATACAGTAAAAGAAATGCTTGAGGAAAAGGGTGCTGATAACTTCCATAGGGAGATATTAACCTTATGCATGAAGAAAGGCGAACTTGGCTACCTTGAAGCTAAGTATCAGTTTGAACATGACGTATTGTTACGTGATGATTATTACAACGGCATAATCAACTGCAAAATCCATCGAAGCCATGTAAAAGACTTGACATTTCTGATAGAATAGTGTATTCTGTTAGAAATTCTAGGAGACATGGTGATATGAAAATTCAGAGAAAAAGTGCTTACAGCGGCAAGGTTCGCTCTAAAGACATACCAGTAGACCCAGATGACTGGGCTTTGTATGAAAAAGGAATGGTTTGCATTAGCGAGGCTATGCCATATCTATCAGATAGAGATCGTGAGTTTATACTATCTGGTATAGTCGAAGGCGAATGGGAAGAAGCATTCAAAGTAGAAAGTGATACCTTATGATTATATTATTCAACGGTCCGCCAGCATCAGGAAAAGACTGTGCGGCTGATCTTTTCAAGAGCAAGGGTTACAAACACCTTTCATTTAAGTACCAATTGTTCAAAGAAACATTTAAGTATTTTGATGTACAGGAATCATGGTTCATGGATGAATATGATAATCGTACTGTAAAGGAACGTCCATCTTGCCATCTTGGTGGGTTTTCTCGACGTGAAGCTTTGATCCATGTATCAGAAAATGTTATCAA